GGGTTTTTAAGGATGTTCCTGAATATTCAAACGCCCCATTAATTACGTTTGAATTAGTATATAAATGAACAGGAGAAATATCTGAACCGTCATAATTTCCATGATCTGCTGTTGTTTGGATCGTATTAGAAGCCCAATACATCATTCCTCTAAAGACAGAAGATAAATCTTTTAAACAAGAATAAGCATCTGTTTGATTACCAATAACAGTATTAATTGCAAAGCGTGGTTCTTTCCCATCAGGTGTAGAAACTAACTGATTTGCATATTTAATTAAAGGATATAAATCAACCCAACTAATATTTGAACTACTTACAAATTGACCTGCTCCATATCTTTCATTCGTCAACATATCTATATAACAACAAACAGGGCATGTGGTCCATTTAGGCCCAATCAAATTACCGCTAAAAGCACCTTCAAAAGTTAAGTATCCATCGCTTTGAACCGTTGCATTATCAGGGATTAAAACCTTTCTTCCTTTTATCTTATAAGCTCTTGTTGGAACAGATGAAAAAACTTTTGTTGATATTTCTAATCCTGCTAAAGCCGTATAGGGATAGGTATTATAAAAGTCAACTTGCTCAACTAAGGAAGTCCAGAAGATACGATTTCCCCGTCCTTGAGCTAAAGATAATTTTCTAGCTTTTGCTTTTGATAAATCCTTAAATTTAGTATATTTAATCTCAAAATCATTTTCACCATTTGTAATTTTTTTAACTTTTATATTCCACGGGCCTGTTCCTGAAAGAGTTATCTGCGGCGTTTGAAATTGATAATTATTTGTCGCTATACCTGTTAATTCTTTCTTGTAGACCTCATTAAATCCTTTACCTTTTGATTGTAAATAAATTTTTATAGTAACAGTTGCATTAAATCTTTGACCTTTTGCTAAACCTTCAACGGCTGTAGAAAATAAAGCAGGAACAGTGAAAAGACAAGAAAATTTATCAGCATCTAAATCCGTAATCGAACGAACAAGTTCACCTTTTCCATACCTTCTTCTAATTACCTCGTTATCAGTATTTAAGTCTTCATTATAGTTTTCTCCTATCTCCTGATTAATATCGACAATATTTGATGCCCCTGCTCTATTTTGTGGCAAGTCATCTTGTGTTCTTCCTCCTAATCTGAAATCATAATCAACTTCATCTGTTGAATAATTATCTGTATCATCTACTTTTAAAGGTGTCTCTTCTAAATAAATTCCTTTACGGCCTCCAACAAGCCCTTCAATTGGGCCTTCTGAAATAAGGTCAACTAATTTAATGACAGAAGTAGAATTTAAAGGCATTGTTTAACTCGCTGTGAAGGAATTTTTATAACCCATTTTTGTAACCTTTAAAGTGCAATTAGCCTCTGAACGAGCATCAATAATTTCTAATTTAATTTCATAATCATCTTTATGCTCAATTTTTGTAAAAGAAAATTCATGCGCCCATTTATAGATAGGTCTTGTATTTTTTAAAAGTAATCCTTGAATTGTTGATTGAACACTTCCCATTAAAGGCTTACTATCATCATTTGTATTTTTAACTGTTACTCGATAAGTAATAAAGCCATCAACTAAAGTTGTTCCAACACCACTTGCATAATCAAATAATCCCTTTGGCAGTTCAAAAAATACTCTAAATTTATTTGATGGATATGTATTGTGATCAGGCATTTCACCAGTAACCGTTCCTAATACTGTTGTAGCTCCTTCTGTTGGATGTAATGTTCTATTAACTGAGTAAAGTGTTCCTCCCTTTACTTTACTAAATTTCCTTGTCTTTAATCCTGATAATTTTTGCATCTTATTGGTTACTTCCTCCCCACCTATCCTGATAGTGCTTGGCCCTGGATCTTTAATGTATTTCAACAATGGATCTGATTCATCAGCAACTTGAATCTGAGCAGACAAAAGATGGCTTCCAGCTAAAACTTCACCGTAAACAACTGGGATTGTTGCACCAACACCAACTGTATTAGCAGCCCCTTGATATGAATAACTTTGTCTACCATCAGAACCCCTTGTTACAGACTGAGGGCCATCAGTTGCTAATGAAGCACCATCACCAAAACGTTGAGCAGGCAGTTCAGGTTGAGGTGCAATCATTTGAGAAATGCCACCTAAAACAAGACTGACTCCCATATACCCAACAAATGAAGACACTCCAGCAGTCATTAAACCAGTTCCTGCTGCACCCATAAAACCCGCACCCGCAACAGGAGCAAAATAAATAGCCGCCGCAACCATCGCAACACCAAGAATTGTTTTTCCTACTCCTCCTCCACTACCTGCAATGACAGGAGTAATAACCAAATCATTCTTTCCTAAAGGTAAAAATAAATCTTCTGTTCCTAGATATTCACCTGCCTGAACAACTGTATAAGCAACGCCATCTTCATGGGACGTAGCTAGATGATTTGCAAATTTTTCATCGTTAATACATAAAAGTTTTATTGCATCCGCAGGAGAACGCAAATTATGATAAATATGCTCCGAACCAAATTGCTCGCCTAATTCATCCAGCAGCACCACCTTTTGCTGCATAACGGAAAACTGAATGTGTACTCCTTACATAGTAATTGCTCAAAGCCTCAACGCATGAAAGAGAGTCTTGTTTTTGATGCAAAATCATTTGATCGTCAACCAATATTGCAGCGTGCATTGGTGTTTTGGTTCCTAGCCTCATAATCAAAACATCATTAGGTAACCTACAATTAAAATCAACTTGCTTAAAATTAAGCACATTTGCTTGATCTAAAAAAATACTTTCACACGTTTCTAAATTATCGGGCCTTTGATAATCAGGAAAAATGACACCTAACAACTTGTAATAGTCACGAACCAAAGAGAAGCAATCAAACAGCCCGTACTCCCATTGACGACCCACTAAGGATTGATAGTTAACCATTTGTCCTCTGGTACTAAATAAATATACCAAGGCAATTTTGTTCTTGCACACGCTTTTTTATCAGCAAAACTTGGTTGCTGTCCTTCTGGATGCGAATGAATAATTGCTTGTATTTTCCCTTTGGCTCTGGCTTTTAAATAATCTTTTGGATCTAAGATGAAATCATTATTAGGCTCATCTGCAAGATTACGACAAGGATAATATGTATTATCAACCAAGACACCACACGCCTCTTGAGGAGTTGCCTCAAGCGCATGTTCCTTGGCCTTACATTTGAAGTCTTGCACCGGGAAATCCTCCGAACGGGACTTTTTTTTCGTTGTTTGTTTTAAATCTTTTAGTACAACTGCTATAACGATGACCACAAACATCTAATGATGCTTCAGTCACAGAAGCGTCATTAATATCAAAGTATTTCTTCCCTTTATAACCACATTCTGCACCTCTATATTTCCAAGGACATGTTTCAAGGATTTGCCTTCTCGGTAATCGTAAATTAGTTAGATTTAATTTCATTGTTAATTCAAACTCAACATATTGAGCATTTTCTCCACTAACTCGATCTATATACCAAATATCATCTTCTTCAAAGATTGCAGAAGGATCAGCCGTTGCATTTCCAGATTCAAAATTAGCACCATCTAAAAATTTCTTACAAGTTGTAATCCTTTTAACTTGAGCATTAAGCATACTTATTTTTTCACCATCATTATTTAAAGTTGAAATCAAAGAAGATATAACACCGTTTGCATTAGCAACTTTAAAAGTTGGTCTTGGCATTGTTCCTTTTGTGCTTTTATCAAATCCTTCAATCTCTACAGGAATAGCAGCGTATGTTTTTCCGTTGAAAATAATGTCTGTTTTTAATTCATTTGTTCCTGCGTGGTAATAGTAAGTTTCATCAGCATCGACGTTATTGACTTCTTTTGTAAGTGATAATTCAAATAATTCAATAATGGCTGAAGGTGCAAGCTCTTGTACCGTTTTTTGAATACTGGTAGGTGCGCTCATGCTTCTGCTACCTCCTCAAATGAAGCAATAATCGTGGCTCTGTTTTTATAAGGAATTGTTTTCTCCCATTCTCTGCAAATAAATTTAGAACTAGAACTTTCACCTGCGGGTGTGTAGTCAAAACTTTCTGTCCCGCCTCTAGCGTCAAGGAAGACTTCAATTTCGTCTGCATTTGTCTCAGAAATATTAGTCCATTGAAAACTCCATACTTTTAAGTTTTGATTAATTCCCATCGTTGTTCTTTGAGAATAACCAGAACCAAATTGTGCAATACGAACCTTTGGTTGACTTGACTTGGAAGATCCATAAGACGGTGAGACTGTTGTAGGAAAAGAAGCCATAAAAAATTAAGCGAAGAGCAGACCACCAGGCATTTTTTGTTTAACTATTTCAGCTTGTACTGCTGCTGCTAGCATACTTCCAAGTTGTTCAGCTTGCCCTGCATCTCCTTGAACTGACGAACCAGACGCGTCCACGTTGACAACAACAGAAGTTGAACCGCCTAGTTGATGGTTCGGAGTAATGTTGCCACTTGATCTTGGGGTAAATAATTCTGGGCCTCGCTCCCCGACCAAATAAGATTGCCCGCCCGCAACTGGGCCTCCTTTTGCTCTAACTCTACCTGCCTCTATAGCATTAACCGCCTCCATTCCGCCCATTTGACTCGCAACATCAACTGGCCCAAACCTATTTCCTAAGAAACTGCTAAAACCACTCATTAACGGCGCAATAATCGCTTGCCTAACAGCAATACGAGTCATATCAGCAATAATTGACCTTGCAAAATCAGAGAATGACAGCTTTCCAGTCTGGACAAAATTTACTAGAGCGTCTTCCATGCCTTGGAATGATTTCACTACTATGTCAGCCGCTTGACCGCCGAAATCATGGACAGTCTTGGCATACTGGCTGAACTTCTTAGCAAAAGCATCTTGGAACTGTGCCGAGGTTTGTTTTGTTATATCTTTCAATGCGCCCATTGCTTCGCTTGCTTTTTTGATTTCTTCAGCCGCTAATTCTCCTGGTATTTCAAGCAAGCGTTGATTCAATTGTGCGTTTGCTTTCTCTAATTCTGCAATTTCTTTTGCGGCGACGACATAACCAACTCCCAAGCCTGTCCCTGCGGTTTTTGCCTGTTTATTTTTTAGAACTGAGATTGTTTCTTTATTGAGAGAAATAGTTGATCGAATAGCTGCCTCATTTGTTCCTTTTAGAACTTCATTAAACTCCTCAGCTTTTCTCTTGTTTTGAACAAAGGCATTACCAGCCGCAGCTATTCCTATCGTTAAAGCAGTTAATGCTAAAGAGATCGGCCCAAAAGCTGCTTTAGTTAAGCCAAGAGCAGGAATAAACTTGCGTAATAAGAAGATCCTAAAAGCTCGATAAATATTAAACAACTTCCAAAGAGCAGGGACACCAATCCCCACTGCTGTCGTTACAGCAGCAAAAGCAACAGCCGTAGCTTTTACTGGATCAGGTAAATCTTGCACCCCTCGAACTAAAGCGGTTAGAGCCTGAGTGACCGCTACTGTTGCAGGAATCAAATACTCACCCAGTTCAACGCTTAAATCACTAATTGCGTTTTGCAAATTCTTAAATTGCTGCTCAGGCGACTCCTTCATCAGATTCGCAATACTCGCTCCGCCGTCTTGTTCGATCTTCCTTAACGCATTGATAACAACTTCACTTGTGATTTTTCCTTCTGAAGCAAGTTTCTTGAGTTGACCAACGGGCTTACCCATTTCTTTTGCAATCGCCTGAGTCAAAATTGGTAGTTGCTCCGCAATCGACCTATACTCATCACCTTGCAAACGACCAGAGCCTAATGCCTGTGATAATTGCAAGAACGCTCCAGATGCTTGTTGTGCGCTAACTCCTGCAAGTTTCGTTGCAACATTGAAACCCATATAAGTCGTTTCAATCTCTTTTAACGTCACGCCTATCGGTCTTAAACGTCCATAAATATCCGTAATACCGCTTAACGCTTCTGTCTGACTTAATCCAAAAGTCTTTGCTGCCCTTGATGCTAGATCTTGCGCTGCTTCATTTTCACCATATTCCTTTGTCAACAGCCTTAATCTAATTTGCGTTTGCTTAAAAGTTGCGGCCATGTTGGTCATGCGCCGTCCTGTTTCAACTAAAGCTAGTTTTGTTAATACACCTTGAAGACCGCCAAAACTTTTCTTGGCTAATAAATTCTGCTTTGCTAAACGTCCTGTTGCATTACTTAATTCACGGATCTTCCTAAGTGCATCACCTGGATCAACCCTAAATTTTACTATTGATTCAGCCATGCAAAGATTCTAGCTTGATCGCTTTTGATAGTCAGATTTTAACTCGTAATAAGCTGCAAAAGCTATTAATTCCGCTTCAGTTATTTCATTACGCAACCTTCCAACAGTCATCCCCAACTCTGTCGCCAAGAAAAACTCAAAAAACAACCATTCGTTTTCTTCTAAAGCTTTTTTATTTCACCAATCTCTGCTCCCTCTTCTAATCCGTTTAAGAACAATTCAAGCTCATTTAATACTTTCTCAGGTAATTCTCTTTGCAATTTAATTGCATCGCCTGGAGAAAAAGCTTTGGTTCCATCTTCTAATTCTGCTTTGATGCAAAGAAGTTGAGTGCTTGCCTTCAAGGCATCATCACCCGCCGACTTCATCGACAAGACACGATCAGCACGGGTAATCGCTTTAAAGTAAAGGTCAACAACGTGATCCCCTTTCTCGTTTGTTAGTTCAAACTTACGACGATCATTCAAGTCAAAAGCACCGCAGAGCAAATCAACGGTGCGATTTTTATTCGCAGACATAAAAAATTCAGGTCAGGTTCTTAAATTCTACGCTGCGCTGGTAATTGCGCCACTGGTCTGGAAGTTAGCAGTGATTTTTGTTAAATCGCCAACTGCTGTTGATGTACTCATGCCAGTGATAATGCCATTGAAACTCCACTTCTTAGATCCAGAAGTGTCAATATAAAGCTCGAACTGAGCATCAGCAGCATCTTCAGTAACTAAAGCCTCATCAAGAAGATTTTTAGTTTCATCACCTGAAGCGGCTGTGTAGTTAAATTCAATAGAACCAGTTCCAGAGATTAAAGACCCAACATAAGATCTTGAGGTGTCTCCATGACCTGTGCAATCTAATACATCTTTTGAAATGTCAAGACTCCAAGCAGTTGTCTCCGCGACCGCCTCAGTTGTCCCAGAAGCGTTCTTGAATTTTACGGAACCCTCCTCACCTCGGTAAAAAGCCATTTAATTAAAAAGGAATGATGTGTAAAGTTTAGCCCTTATCGGACTTTACTTCAGGTTTTTTTGCTTTGTTCTCTAAATATTGCTGACAGCGTGGATCAAATAAGGCAGGGTTACGTTTTCCCTTCACCGCTTCAACCGCATCAAGTTGTTCTTCAGTAAGAGCCATTGTTTAAAGTTCCTCGATTACTTCAAATGTTACTCGCACCTGCGTCTGAAAGTAACCTTCAGGAGATGGAGACGACATAACTTCAGGGCCAATAGGCGGATCGAAGTAAACACCTGAAATATTAATCCTGTTATATAAATCTCGAATACGCTTACCAATTACATAATTATCACCAGCTCCTAAGCCTTTCGGAGTAAAAATATTAACGGACATCAAACCCGTTAAGACATTACTTGATCCTGACGTTCCTCCCTGAGATAAATAACTACTACTGCTAAAGCTCATTGAACATTGACACCAACTGCTATTAGGAGTCGGAGTATAAGGAACATTATTAAAAGAGATAGGTATAGCAGGAGAACTATCCAGCTCTGTCTTTAGTCGGCTTTCAATCGTAGAACGGACAGTGTTTAGATTAGTAGCAGCCATTTAATTCGTTTCCTTTATGAATTTTTCCCAGTTGTAATCTATATATTTTTGCATCCCTTTTGCTATTCCTTCAACCCAAGGAGGTGGGTTTTGTGAGCTGCCTATTGTTCCTGACTTAACCCATGAGTCTGGTCGAGCTGTTCCATAACAGATTGGCTCTGCGTATTCCATATTATTTGTAATCGTATAGACAGTATCTAATGAATGTTTTTTGGTTACGTCATAGTTTGCTTTTGGCCCTGTCCTAACAATTCTCACCGCATTAGTTGAAGCATCTGTAATCATTCGCGGCGGTGAAGTATCTCTATATTGTTTGTTTTTTCCTGCATCAATAGGATTTGATGGATTACCCTCGCCTTTTGAGATTTGCCATGATGCTCTAAGCCTCCCAGTCTTAACAGGCGTTCCAACTTTTAACCGGGCATCAGATTCTAAAACAGCACTTTGAAGCAACGCAGCCAAAAGCCCCTCAACCTTTTCTGGTATTTCTTCAACTTCCCATTGTTCCTTCATGCTCTTAATATTAATTCATAACTTAAGTCTATCCCCGCTTGTGCGACTGTCTCAACGCTAATGATTTGATAAACAATTCCGCCATAGACAACTTGATCTTTTGTCGTTGGCACATTGCTAACAGATGCCGCACTAATCAAACATTTGCGATCATTGGACTGAACTAAATCATTTACTTCCCGATCACTTATAGATTGAAAAATACCTTTAACTGTTTCATCAGTTGTTGAATTAGTAACAACACCTGTAGAAGTGTTATAAGAGCCAGGAGTTACACGCCGAAAAACGACATCAACTCCCATTCCCTTCACCTTTGCAACCTTATCAACTGCTTTTTGTAAGGCGTTAGCAAAAGACATTACAAACGATAAGCAACAACTTGGCCGCTTGCCAATGTGATGCTAGTAATAACCATTCCTTCAATTTCTGTTCCAGCGTTCATCGTGATTCCGTTAATCGTTGATGATCCGTTCTCTGTAAGATCACTTGAAACAAAAGTACAAGAAGCATCTGCTAAAGCATGAACTTTCCCAAAACGTCCTGTATGCGCGTTTGTGTCAGTGATGATTGTTGCTGCTGAATAAATCATGGTTAGCTGCGTTTTACTGCAATGTTACTTGGTCCGCTTATTCTAAGCCCATTAAAGTATCGTTCAAACATAGGAGGAACGGCGTTAAATCCGACAGCCCCGTATCTATACGGTGTGACTGAAACAGATCCAACATTTACGCTTTGATAAGATTCAAGCCCTGTAAGATCTAAAGCCTCCTTGTTATTATTTAGATAAGCAGCTAAAACAGCCTGCGCTTTTTTTATTTGATCTGGGATTTCTGTATCTGTAAAAAAATCTTCAACGATACGAAATGGAAACCCAGTTGCGTAAGTATTGATATAAGTATCTGGCTTTCTTACTCCTGACCTCGGCCATTGCATTGCTTGAGTGTCATCTACTCTTGCACCTAAAAATCTTTCACGATCAATCCGTTGCGCTGCGCTATAAAGAGCGCGATTTCTGTAATCGTCACTTGTCGAGCCAGCTTCCCATGCGGCAACATCATCAGTCGCGACTAAGCCCTCAATTAATTCATTTGCTTGCGTCAAGGTGATGTAGCTATTTGCTGTTGCTGCTCCCACCGTTGCCACTATCGAAATTGCCATTATCAGAAGCTTTGTTTTTAGGTTGACGTTTGCGCTTTGGCTTAGGAGATTCAACGGGTGGGATAGAGGCCGCTTTTTCAGCAGCCTCCCTTTCCTTTGCTCTCCTAAAAGAGAACATACCCATTA